AAGCGCAACAGCCAACAGCTTTGTGACGTTGGCAGAAGCAGATGCGTATTTTGAAACCGTCCCAAGCTCAACGCAGTGGGATAACAAGCAAGACGACAACAAAAACCGTGCTTTGATTTCAGCGACTCGCTGGATCGACACGTTGAATTTTTATGGTGATCGTTGCGATAGCAGTCAAGCATTAAGCTGGCCTCGCAATAACTATCACGTAGACCGTGTTGAGCTTGCTTGTTCTGCGATTCCAGAGGACATTAAATATGCCACTTACGAACTAGCCAAAGCTCTGGCTAATGACACGGACGCGATTATAGGAAATACGGGCGATGTGGGCTTGTATGAGTCGGTCAAGTTTGGAGAAATGGAAGTCAAGTACAACACTTCTAGTCAGGCTGTTGGAACTGTTAATAACGTATTTGACGTTTATCCTTGGCTTCAGTCTTATCTCGGGGCTTATTGTTTGGGTGGCAGTGGCGCGTATTCTATCCGCGTTGTGAGGGGTTGATATGCCAGGTCAACTTGACAAACTTTTCAAGAATGTTGCCAAGCAAGTCATGGCAGAGCTTGGCAGCTCATTTGACACGACCATCACCTACACGAGAAAAACGGCAGCTTCGTACAACGTGGCGACTGGAGCAGTGACCACCACTGATACGACTTACTCTTTCAACGCTCCGATCGAAATCATTATCTCTGACGAAGAGGCGGGTTATCAGGAGAACACTGCCCGAGTAATGGTGACTCCTGATCAAATTGGAGACAATCAAGCAACCCTGCAGGACGAGATCTCACTGCCGTTTGCTGGTTCGGCAAGAGTGGCCAAAATTCAAGACATCCGAACTTTTAGAGGCGATGAGGAATACCTTTACATGATTCGGGTGGTGTTCTAATGACGCTTGTGAATGCTAGGGCTGCAATCGAAACTGCGATCAATACTGCAGTAACAGCAGCGGACGCCACCGTTTCAGTGGTGTTTGACAACATGCCGTTTACAGCGCCCGGTAAAACAAAAAAGTATGTGATGGTAACGATCAACTTTAACCAAGCAACAATTCAGGCGCATGGCGCTGCAATCGATCAATACGCTGGAACGGTGCAATGCGGTATTTTTACACCAAGAAATAAGGGTAGTGCTGTAGCTGCTGCGATTGCGGAATCAGTTATTGATGGTTTGACCTCTGTAAACGCTTCTGGCTATACGGACACCTATTCAGTAAAGCCGCGTGTTGGTCAGATTGAGGGTCCAACGGCTGTAACTGACGAAAACAACAGTCATTTTGTCAGTGTCATTAGTTGTCAATTTACTGCGATTTAATGGCAAAACCAATTACTGAACTGACAAAAGACCTCCGAAAAATGATTGAGGATGGTCGAGCGGCGGCTGGCCCAAAGATTGTGTTTAGCCTTCAAAAAGCTGGCCCATGGTGGACCGGTAATTTCGGTGAGTTATGGCAACTCAGCTCTACTCCAGTCATGCCGGTAGTGAGTAACAATCGCGACTGGCAAAGAGAGGGCCTCCCTGGCGCTAAAAACCTCAAAAAACTTCCTGCGCTAAAGTTGCCAATTGAAAGCCCTCTGTATATCGGCAACTCAGCTGATTATGCAGGATATGCAGTTAACAACTCGCAGGCCAAGAAAGATGGCAAGACTTACCAGGAAGCTAGGACTGGCAAGGGTGCTATGAAAATTACCGCTAAGGATAGAAATCCGCGTTGGTACAAGATTTATACAGAAACCAGTAAAAACACGGGCTTGTTTCTTGACTTAGACAAAGCGTTTGCGTCTGTACGCTTGGGATAAGCTATATTGTGCTAGTTGACTGAGTTTTATGGCTGAAACACGCGCAATCGACAAACTGTGTAAAGCGTTCAGTGTTGAACAACGCAGTAGCTACACGATTAAAAGTGGTGAAGAGGTCGTTCTAAAGCTTTATTGGAAGCCCTTGACGATCGCTGATCGTGACTCCATCAACAACTCTTTGAAGGCATTAAACGTCAGCGGTTCTGAGGATAACTTGGATTTTGCGATCCAGATGGTCATTCGCAAAGCAGAAGACGAAGTAGGCAACCGGGTCTTTTCGGATGGTGATCGCGCCAAGATTTGCAACCGACTGCCCTTAAGCATTGTTTTGGACATCATGTCCAAGATGCAGGGCACGGACGAGGTGGAAGATCCTGACGCCATTAAAAGCGACGATTGAGGGTGATAACTACCTGTTCTTGCAGTTTTTTATTGCTGAAAAGCTAGGTATGACACTGGCTCAACTTCGAGCCAGTATGTCGCTTAAGGAGCTACAGGCTTGGAGTGCATACTGCTCCGTCAAGTCAGACCGAGAGCAGAAGGAGATCGAACGGAGCCGTCAACAGTCTCAATACCGTGGGGTGCGCTAACCTGAGAGCAATGTTCTCGGGTTAGTCGTGGCTGCTGAGTACGAAGTAAATATCAAGATTAACAGTGAGGAGATTGAGCGGCAGCTAAAAGATATAGACACAACTGTCTCTAAGATTGGAAAATCAAAAGGTCGTGGCTCTAAAGGAAAATCTGCAATTGCGGGCCTGTTGCCTAGCTCGGCAGAATTAAAGGCAGCAGACAGAGGAATTGTTCAGTTAATAGACAGGTTTGCTCAAAGAAAAGAACGTGCTATTGAAAGAAGTAACGCTCTTAACAGAGCAGACTTAAAAATAAATAAACAATTAGTTCAACAGGCAAGAAACCGTGTGCGTTTGCAGGGCGCAGCTGACGGCGCAATGCAGGGCAAAGGTCGCATGGCGGCTGAAAACATAGACACCCGTGCAAGAGTTCAAGAAAGAAAACTAAAGTTAGTCAATAAAGTTAATGAGCTGGAGGCTAAAGGTCTTGGCGTTCAAAAACTTAGAAATCAGATAGGAAAAATATCAACGCAACAGAGCGCAAAACGTTTTGCTAGTGCCGAAAAAGAGATACGCTTGCTTCGCAAGATGCTTGAAATAGATCAGTCAAGAACAAGAATTTTACGATCACAAGGTCAAAATTTGCCATCAAGCCCAATCGGGGGTGGGCTTGGTTTTCCTGGTTCACCAGGGTTTCTTGCTGGTGAGACTGTTTCTAAAACTCCTTTTGGCCCAGCGGGTAATTTCCCTACAAGCCTAGGGGCTGGTGGCGCTCGTTCGCCTGTTAGGGGTGGGCTAAGAATTGCTGGTTCTCCTATCCAAATGGAGGCAATTAAAAAGCTAGAGATGGCAGAAATACGAGCAAATAAAAATGTTCATTTTGCAGAGCTTAAAGATATACAAAAAAGGCAACAAGTCCAAATGAATAATATAGACAAAGAGCTTGCTAAAGACATAAGGGCGCTTAACGCTTTTGATAAAAAGCTTGCTGCGTCCGATAGAAAACGTGAAAAAACACTTGAAGCGGCAAGAAAAGGTAGAAATAAAAGACTTGAAGGAGTTGCTCTTGGCGCCGGTTTCCCGATGTTATTTGGCGGTGGCGCGGGCTCTGTGGCTGGTGGTGCGTTAGGCGGATTAACCGAATCTTTTGGAGCGCAAATTGCATTTAGTGCGATTGGTCAGCAAATTGATCAGTTTGTTGCAAGTGTCATAGACGCAGGAAGAGCATTTGGTTCTTTAAGCGAAACGTTGGATTTAATGCGTGAACGATCGTTGTTTACAAGCAAAGGTTCAGAAGAGCTTGCACGGCAGCTCGAAGAACTTGGAGATGTTGAAGGTCTTGCCGAGCTTGCAACCATAGAACTTGCCTCAAAGATTGGGTCTGAAGGCATTGAAGCTTTTCAAGATCTTGAGGCTGAAATTGACGAGTTTGACCGTCTAGCCGCAAGTCTTACTTTGTCGCTTCAAGCATTTCTTGCAGGTCCATTAGCCGGTTTTTTAAATATAATCAATGCAACACTAGGGAAGCAGGTAACAAGAGGCACTGTTGACCGATTAGCGGCTAGTTTGACAGATCCGGCAGGCCGAGAAAAATTCTTAGCAGAGGCTACAAAGCAAATTGGAACCCAAATTGACGTTACAGGATTTGGGTTTGGTGGCGCTGCTGGTCTTCCTAGAAGTGAAAGGGGTCTTAAACCCGCCTCTTTAGACCTTCTTTCTGATCTGCAAAGAAGAGTTGCTGGCGGGGAAGAATTTGGTCCCTCAACTTTGCTTAGTCGAAAAGTAAGAATTACCAGGCAAGATAGAGATTCATTCAAAACTGACTCAAGCATAGAAAAAGCAGCAAGAGAAGAAGAACGGCTGCAAAAACGTTTAGACAAGCTTGAAATAGAGCGCCAAAAAGTGCTTGACATTTCTAGCTTAAAGGACAAGATTGCTGCTGCAGAGCAGGCTGGAGACAAATTCACTGTTATCCGTCTTAAAGGGCAACAAAAACTCAAAGATATTGAAGCTAAGCGTTTAAAAGATCTTACTGGAATTACGAAGCAAAGCGAAATAAGAGGAATTAACGAACTAGCAGCGGCTAAAGTAGTAGCCGCTCAAGCTGATACAGCACGCGAAATAAATGAATTAGAGTTTAAGAGACAGGAAAAGTTTAAAGACACCATTCAAGGTCTTGATCATCAACTAGCTCTTGCTCGGGCAACAACAGAAGAAGAACGAGAACGTCTTCGTATTGAAGAGCGCATGAGGGTACTTAGAGACGGTAAAGATCTTGATGAGGACCAACTGGCTGACATAAAACTCCGCATGGAAGCGTTGGCTGACGAGAACAGTCCTATAAATACGTTTATTAAACAAATTCAGGCACAAATTGACCAGTTAAATGACCCTGTATTCCAAGCAATAGAGCTAGCGAAAACTTTAGGCGATGCGTTCAGCGAATCGTTTAGAGGGATTATTGACGGCAGCATGACTGCCCAGCAGGCGTTAGCGAACCTGTTCCAACGCACAGCAAATCATTTCTTAGATATGGCTATGCAAATGATTGCAGCCCAGATCAAGATGCAGGCGGTAAACCTGTTTATGAATTTCTTTAATCCGTTTGGCGGCTTAATGGCTCCTGGTGGCCGTTATGCAGGACAGCCTGGCCCGTTAGCTCCAACACCACCGCCACTACCGCCTATCCCTGGGATGGCGCGTGGCGGGGCGGTTGCAGCGGGTCGTCCTTATATGGTTGGCGAGCGTGGTCCTGAGTTGTTTGTCCCTGGAGCGCAGGGTAATATCGTTCCAAATAACGCACTGGGTGGCAGCTCTAACGTGACTGTAAACGTTGATGCTTCTGGTTCTAATGTTGAGGGCAGCGCCGATCAAGCCGCGCAACTTGGCAAGGCTATTGGTGTTGCAGTACAACAGGAACTAATCAAGCAAAGACGACCTGGAGGCTTGTTGACTGGCTAATGGCTAATTTCCCTTCAATTGCACCGACATACGGCGTGCAAAAAAGCAGTGCCCCTGTGGTGCGGAAAGTGCAGTTTGGTGATGGTTATGAAACCAGATTTACGATGGGGCTGCACCAAAACCCCAAGACTTACAGCCTGACGTTTGAAGTGTCTGAGACTGATTCAGACACTATCGAAACATTTTTGGATGCACGGGCTGCTGATAACGCAAGCTTCAATTTCACACCACCCGGTGAAAGCAGCAGCTCTAAATTCGTTTGTGAGCAGTGGAGCAAGTCGATTCCTTATTTAAACCGCGCCACAATTCAAACAACATTTCGCGAAGTATTTGAACCGTAATGGCTGTTGCTGCTTGGGCCGCTAGTACCGCATTCACTGTTGGTGACATTCGTCGCGCATCAACAGAGCAGCCATCTGGCCTGTTCTTTCGGTGTACGACTGCTGGAACGTCAGCGGCAACAGAACCGGGATGGCCGAACAATCCTGGCGATACCGTCACTGACAACACTTGTGTATGGACAGGCATTGTCTCAGCGTATGAGGAGCTTGCCAAGGTCAATCCCAGTGCAATTATCGAGCTATTTGAGCTAAGGCTGGAGTCAGCGTTGCATGGCAGCAACGATGTGTACCGGTTTCATGCGGGATCTAATGCTGATTTGACTGGCAACATTGTTTTCAACAGTCAAGCTTATAGCCGCGTGCCTCTTAAAGCTGACGGCTTTGAGTACACAAACACCGGTACGCTGCCTCGGCCAACATTAACTATTAGCAATCTTGACAGCACGATTTCAGCATTGTTGTTGGTGGTAAACGCTACAACGAGTGGGAATGACCTTGGTGGAGCGGAAGTTCGTCGAATAAGAACTTTAAAAAAGTATCTTGACGGCGAAAGCGCAGCGGACCCTAATGCTCAGTTTCCGCAAGAACGTTGGTTTGTTGACCGCAAATCGAACGAAACGCGAGATGCTGTGACGTTTGAACTAGCGAGCAAGTTTGACCTGGCTGGTCAGAAGATTCCACGGCGTCAGATTATTGCCAACGTTTGCCAGTGGAAGTACCGCAGTAGCGAGTGTAGTTACACCGGCAGCAACTTTTTTGATGCCAATGGCAACACCGTTGGCACGTTGGCTCAGGA